GTATCTGACTCCCTGGTTATCCAGGTTATGCAAGCATGCCTGGCACAGATAATGGTCTCTGGCTTTTATAGCCTTTGCAGTCTCAGTCCACTTGGCTGTGCTATGGAACTTATCTGATACAGTTCCCCGCTTCCGTTTCTTTGGTTTTCTTCCACAATCATATTTACTATCGTGGATTTTCCCACAATATTTACACGCTTTTAGCATCGTTTCCTCCATACAAAAAAGGCATTCGGATCTCCGAACGCCTTTTCATGCTATTATTATAACACCCTTTCAAAAAAATTTTTCCATCTCTTTTCCCGTAGTTTCCACTTTTTACGATTCCACTCCTTTTAATTCCAGTATTTCCGGATGAACGCGTTCAAATTCCATCAGTGCCTCACCATGTTTATTGATCACATATTTGTATGAGTAGCCCATTGCAAAGGCTAGCTTAGTAAAGTCTCTCTCCTGTTTTACGTATCTTCTGTAAAGAATATCTATGTAGATGCTATCATGCAGGTCATGAATCTGATCTATAATCTTGTGGCACTCTTCCATATACTGCACAATCTGCTCACTGATTTCTGTTTCCAGGTTCATTAATCGCATAGCCTGATCTTCTGTCCTATTCCCCTCTGCCGCTCCAGCAAAGGAAGTCTGGACCCGCTCACCCTTTTCTCCTTTTACAGATATCCCGAGATTTATCTTTTCATCTCTTAGTTCCTGCTTTTTGTGTCTTATCCTCTGGCTTAGCAGCTCCAACTGACTTAAATATTCCTTTGCTGTCATAACTCCTCCTATGATGCGATTCTCTCCCTTACATCCCGCAGAGTCTTCTGGGTTGACTGAGCATAGTACATGCTCGTCACTGCTGGACTGGCATGTCCAAGCACTTCCTGGATCACTCCAATATCAACTCCTGCGTTTTTCAGGTTCATGCCTAAGGTCTTCCGCATTTTGTGCGGATATACCCTGGTATTAAGCCCCGCTCTCTTTCCTATCTCTGTGAACTACCCATTGTCTAAAGCCAATGGGCTTCCTGCTTCGCAGACCTCGCAACCTACTATCTCCACAGGCGTTAATTCGGGCAGTCCCTACCCTATATTGTTATTTTTATGCTATTTGTCTTAATCCTTCTTCCAGTATATTCTTTGCTGCATTGATATCCCTGTCATGATTTGTTCCACAGACAGGACATACCCATTCCCTTACTGATAGATTTTTCGTCTCTGTATTTTGGTATCCACAAACGGAACACAGCTGACTGCTGGCATAAAATGTATTTATCTTGATATATTTTCTGCCATTCCACTTTGCCTTATATTCTAACTGTCTTGTCAGCTCATACCATGATACATCACTTATGGACTTTGCCAAATGGTGATTTTTTACCATGTTTTTTATCTGCAAATCTTCCGAAACTATCACTTGGTTTTCGCTGATAATCTCATGGGACATCTTGTGCAGATAATCTTTTCTGGTATTTGTTATTTTCTCATGGCATAATGCTATCTTTTTCTTTGTTTTGTAGTAATTTTGACTTCTTTTCTCTTTATGGGCTAATTGCCTTTGCAGTTTCACCAGTTTCTTTTCGTATTTTCTGATGAGTTTTGGATTTTCGTATTTTTTTCCATCAGAAGTAATACATAACTCTTTAATACCTAAATCTATTCCAGTATTTTGATTTGTATGTAGCAGTTCCGTGTGTTCTGTTTCCACTAAAATTGATACATAATATTTTCCACTCGGAACTTGTGATATCGTTGCCGATTTTATCTGTCCACTAAAATTTCTATGCAGTTTTGCTTTTATACCTTTTAATTTAGGTAGTTTTACTCTATTGGACCCGAAATCTACTGTTATATTGCCATTCGTAAAATTTGTTGTATATGACTTATGATTATCGTGTTTACTCTTAAACTTCGGATACCCTGCATGTTCCTTAAAAAATTTCTGGTATGCACTGTCCATGTTATAAATTGCATTTGTCAGAGCAAATTTATCCACTTCTTTCAGCCATTCATATTCTTTCTTTAATTGTCTGTTGCAGTAATTGTTACAGTCTGTTTTGCTAACTGATTTTTTCTCTTTCTCATATACTTCTTTCCGGTATGCTAGGGTCTGATTATACACAAAACGGCAACAGCCGAATGTTTTTGCTATCTGTATTTTTTGCTCATTATTAGGATATATTCTGTATTTATATGCCTTTAACATCCGCCGTCACCACCTTTCTCATCCTTGATTTTCTATATATCTTTTTAGTATTTCTTCTGATACATTTCCTACACTACAGGCAAAATATCCATCTGTCCAAAAAGTATGTTCTTTCCAAAAATGCTTTCGCAAATAATTCGGATACCTTTCCCATACATGATATGTTGTATAACTTTTCATTAAGTTTACAATCTTGCTCACTGACATTGTGGGTTCCGTTTCTATCATGTAATGGATATGGTCTTTGTTCGTTCCCATATATTTGATAATGACTTTATGCCTTTGACATATCTCATAAGAAAACTGTTTTATATCGTCTGATATCTGCTTTGAAACCAACAACTTCTTTCTATATTTGCAGACGAATATAATATGATATTGGAGTAAGTACTTGTGTCTGTTTTTTGATTTCCATGTTCCCGTACCACAAGTATATAACAACGTTCCACTTTTGGCTACCTTAACCCACCGTCTAAAGCCAGTGGGATTGCGGTAGCCTCATTTCAATTCTTTTTGTGTTTCTTTTTAACCATTCGCTCATAACTAAGCTCCCTTCTTTTGTAGATATGAACTATGGTATCAGATTTCTTTTATTGTTTCTACCACCCCAGAAAGTACAGAAAATAGTGCTATTTGGCAATGCCTGGATAATGAAGGACCCCGTCCTGATCAGGAGTAAGTACAACTGGTTCGATTGCCATGCGACCGTCCTGATTCATGTAATACCATTTGCCACCGATGGTCTGTAACCCTCTTACCATGGCACCATCAGAACCGAGATAGTACCAAGTCCCTTTGTATTGATACCAGACATCATGAACCATCATGCCGGCACCATCGAACCAGTACCAGAGTTCTCCGTCTTTGTACCAGTCATTGGAAACATACTTCCCAGATCCATCTTTTAAATAGAAACGCCAGCCTCCGTTTTCCTGCTGCCAACCGGTCTTTACCTGCTCTGGTACCCAGGTCTTCATGAACTGTTCGGGAGTTCCGAACTGTTGAATGAGTAGCGTTGGTGTGCTTCCCCAGTCAGGCAGATACAGATGTGGTTTGTCTACAATGCTGGACCAGTCACCTCCCCAGGCAAGCCCAAGTTTTTTGCCAATCTCTGCAGCGCGTTTGAAATGCCCTTTACTGTCATTGTAGGCATCATCGGAGATCTTGCCATCTCCGTCTACATCCATTTTTAAGTAAAAATCAAACGCTATACCCCACTGATGCTGTGACTTGTAGGTACTGCCTTTTGCATTGGTAACGATATTTCCTGGTTTTGTACGTCCCTGAGCATAAAGGGCATCCTGCTCTGCAGCAGTGCGCAGGGTCTCACTAATGGCTACGGTGATATTCTCCGCTGCGCAAGCTTTAATCCATACAGCAGTTATTTTTTGTAAACGCGGGTGGCATAATGATATATTCCTCATAAATCCTCCTAACTATAAAAAGCCCTGAGGATAACTCAGGGCATGTTGTACCGGTGCAACTTTCCAGTTTTACCCATCTGGTATGGGAGATATCTGGATCACCTCCTTCTACTTCTTGCTTGCCTGTTTGATGACCTGGTGTGCTCCGGTTGCTGCCAGCCCGGATACAATGCCAATGGCTGCAGCGTTGATTACATCCGTTGCTGGAAACTCCGGCATAAGGTACATACCGGCCACCCCCAGGATACCACCGGTCACTCCACATACTACCGGGATAACCTCATCCTTGACCTTAGTGGTTGCCTTACAAGCCATGCCGCCCAGGTAACAAATTGCTGTGATTGCTGTTACGCTTCCAATTCCAAAATCCATATCTATGCCTCTCTTTCTTCTATACCATATTCCCGCCGTTTCATTCTGCCATCCAATTGCATGGCCTCATCATCCGTCAATGTCGGAAGCTTCTCACATGTCTCGTATCCAACTTCACAATCTCCGTTGCCGCCAAGACGTACATACGGATCATACAAATACTTAAGATTGCGTCTCTCTTTCTGGGTGATTCCGCCGCGCTCAGCAAACTTATCAGTCAAATACAGCAGTTTATCATGACCAAGTCCAAGGATCATATCCCTCATACCCTTCGTTTCATCTGACTGTTTTTCCTTCTTTTTGTCATGCCGACCGATCAAGAACTGGATAAATGTAAAAAGCGCATTTGACCCGATCACTGCAATGACAACCTGTGATGTATCCATTTCTTTCATCTCCTCTCTTATGCTGGCATCCAGATAATCAATTTGCTCTGCTGTGTCAGTCCTACATTGTATCGTGGCCGCTGCTCTCCAAAAGCTCTGTACCGGATCCAGTCATCCAGGATGATACCAGCCAAGCTGATTGGTATCCACAGCAACATATACTGCGGACATATCTGTCCCAGGATGTTACCTGGCATACCGCTGTAGTCCCAGATACCCCAACCGAGCCAGAGATTGACGATACATCCGATTAAAAACTCCAGCGCAGTGATTCCCGCTGTACCTATCAGAATCTGTTGCCAAAGCGGCGTATCCCAGCTCATAATCTCGTTAATAAGGCCTAGATAGATAAAACACAGGCCGCCCAGAATAAACATGGTCCAGTGGCTCCAACCACGCCAGATCAGCTCGATAAGCACGTAAATCACACCGCCCATGTCAGCCAGGAACAGATACTTATTAAGCAGTCTTTGCATTGTCTGCACCATCTTCCGTCATAGCTGCTATCTGTAAAAGGTATGCTTTGAGTACCTCACTCTGGTACTGCTCCGGCACATCAGCGCCATAAAAGATCTGCTGGATTTCCTCTACTGTCTGCGCACCACTGATCCACATATTGATGGCATTGCAGTAGGTTGTATGATAGCTTACATGCCACATGGCCGTGGTGATGATGGTCTGCATATCTGCGGCACTGTAGTACCGGCACGGCTGGCCATCCGAATGATATTCCATCTGCTCCGCCCCGGCGTCAAGCTGTACCTGCTTTCCAAACAAGTTGAGCTGATCATGCTCCGTCAATGCAAAATGTTCTGTAGATCCGTCTGCAAGAGTCACGCTGACACCGGAATAGATAGTCTGCTCGCATGCCCGGCTAATCTCCTGCTTTTTGGCTGCTTGCAGTTCCGCAAGTGTCGGTACATATGGCTCTGGTGGAGTGACAGGTTCCGGATCAGCTGGCGGTATGTACACGCTGCCATCATCTGACAAATACACTGTCTGGCCCTCATCACGATATACAGTAGTCCATCCGGTCAGCGTAGTGGCTAATATACCGCCAGCAGTGTATATCTGGATGTTTCCATCCCATGATGCTGGTATAGCATCGCAAAAAATAATCTGCAGAACATGTTCCGCAGATTTTCTGATACTCTGGATCTGATATATATCATCAGATCCTGTGATTTTAATTTTTTCCATTTATTTTTCTCCTTTCAATTTATTTTTTCTCTTCCTTCAAATAGTGATTATGTATCTTCATATGCAGCATACAGGGATAATATAAATCTTGATTCTATTACTCATGGAATTTTTTGGATTAATACATACAATGTGAGTTCGATTAGCGGAAACATACCTTTTACAAACGATCACGCCATGCTAATTGCTACGGGAAATATAAAAGAGGACACGCTACTACAGTGTGCTCTATCTTTAAACACAAATACGTTCAAAATCAGATACAAAGCAGCTGGAACATGGGTGAATTGGAGTTAATATACTCCAACATCCTAAATCATTTTTTCCCATTTTCCTGCGGTTGTTGGGTTTTTAACATATACAAAAATTTCTGAACCACCTTTAACAAAAGCATAAATTGATAGATATCCTGCCAAATCCTCCATTTTTAAACACACACCTTCTGTTGCACTTGTAAGTCCAGCTTTATAAGGTGTGTTTGCCGTTGCGCCATTATACCAAATAAAGACACCCGTTGTGTTTCCACCAAGTAAATCTGATGAGTACACAGCTTTGCCAATATTACTATTTGCTTGATTGATCTGATCCTGTAAAGATTTCGCCATTGCCGCCGATACAGGCAGATTTGCATTATCCGTTACGCAGTTATTTACTATGGATCCGGCGTGCAGGACAAACTGCAAACCTGCTTTAAGATTTTTCAGTGTAATAGCTAACTTGTTTCCTGTCACCAACTTAGTAAGCATTTCCGGGAAGCTTGTTACACCTTCTGCCGTCCCGGTATCGTCAAATTCTGTCAGTGCTTTTTCCAACGTGTCCATATTGTTATTAAAATCTTCTACATTGTAGAAGTCGTTTTCTTCTTTCTTCCGAAGTTCATAGATTTCTGTTTTTGTTGCCATGTCAGCCTCCTACTCTCTGGGTCATGAGTGCAACCTCCATGTAGGATGCAAGCTCACTGTTCCTGTACTGCCCCAGGTGCTTATTTGTATTAAACTCCTGCTTAAATATCGTAGACGTTTTCAATTCATGGTTTGTGTATTTCTTCAAGTCTGCATTAGTATATCCTTTAAATGCTCTATTCCTGTTAAACACTATGGATACCGTTACTATCATATCTGCCGGAGCCATAGCACGCATCAGGTTGTAAATGTATGTGTCTTTCATGATCACATCTAACATTAAATCAACCTTTAATGTCTTATTTGCTTGGTTAATATCCAACAAATAGTATTCCGGTCCAACCATAGCATTCAAAACCTCTTTAAACTTTCGTGCCGTATATGGCAGTCCGGAAGCCCAGATTCCTTTGATATTCCGGCGGCGGTCTCCTAATGTTTCCTCACCTGTGATCTTAATCTTAAGCATCTGTTCCCATTTGCTGCACTCTTCTTCGTCCATATCGTCAAAACGCTTATTGGTCTGCATCTGACTGAGATCATCCCAAACCACCTGCAGCTTTTTATCATATACCGCAGCTATCCGCTTAAATTCTTCGATATTAGCGACATGCTGTGGGAAGTACCTGATTGTATCTATCATGCAGCACTCACCTCACCTACTACTGGGATCTGATCCCAATCAAGGATAAGATTGCCCGTTGCTCCATTAAGCTGTGTATCTGTGATATCTACCACTCCTGGCACATCCAGGACGGCCGCCTGTAGCTTAGCAACATAGACTGTAGTTTTGGTTGATTGATCTCCGTCTGCCCATACTGCAGCCAGGCTTTTCAGATACTCTGATATCTTTGCTGTGACTGTATCTTTTAAGCTGCTCCAGCTGTATCCGCTCATATATGACAGCTTTGCTGTGACATTGACTTTTACCGCATCTACAGATACTACCGTGACATCGTGATCTATCGGTGCAAAACCATAGCCACTTCCTTGTGTTGGGCAAGCAGCAGTTTGGATCTGCTGTACCAGATATTCAGAGCACGCTCCATGCTCTGAACTGATTGCCACCACCTTGACAGTACCCGCGCCATTCCATACCGGCTGTACTTTACATCCACCCACTCCTGCAATAGCATTAACATACTGCTTATACTGAGCGATGTTGCCGCCAAAACTCTCTGATGTAAAACTTGCCAGATATCTCGCATACAATGCATCTCGAGACTCGTCTTCCTCACCATTTATCAATACTTCTGTTATCTCTGCCTTTTCAAGTCCATCTACATAATCAATGGCTATCAGCTCACCGGTCAGGTTGTTTGGCCCTGTGCCTGTCTCCTCGCACATAGCCTTATATGTATACGCCACTTCATTGATAGCTTCTACAATTTTATAGTTAAAGGACTTAAGCGAAAAACGTGTACCGATTGGAATCGTTGTATTTCCTTTAATTTTCACATACGCATTTGTAGCTTTTTTCTGGTAAATGCCACGGTCCTTTGCAATCTCTACCAGTTCTTCCAAATCTGCAGTATCTGCGTGGCTCTGGTTCATGATGTAGTTCATCTGTATATATACCTTTTCAAGCTCATACGCTAACGCAGATAATGCATTATAGACAAGATATCCCTCACCAGTCTGCACTCCTGCACTAACTTCATTCAACACATCCTGAAGCAGTGCGCTATACGTCTTATCTTCATACATCGTAATCTACCTCCGTATTTCCGAATTTTGTCACTGCTGTAAATGACAGTGATAAACGTCCATTTTCAAATGTTGCCTGAAAATCCTCAATCCCAGTGATATACGGATTTACCTGTAGTGCCTCACGGATCTCATCCTCGCAGTCTGCATTTAAAAACTCTTCTGTTACTGTCTGCCCTATGTACTGCTCCAGATCAGCACCATAGTCCCAGGAATAAAGCGGATACCTAAAGCGCTGCGTATGCAGGCAATTCCATATCCATACCTTGATAGCTTCGATGCCTTCTACAATCTCACCGGTTAGCTGCCCTGTTGTAAAATCAATGCCGTATTCTTTGGGTACCGTGAGTACATTAGCTGTCTGCGTCCTGGATGCAATCTGTGTCTGCATAAAAGTTGGTAATATGCTCATCCTCCGCTCACCACCCTGTCCAATATCACATATTTTTTATCAGATAATTTATATATCGTTACTACGTCCCCCGCTTTTAGCGGTGCATTATAGCTACTGTTATCCTTGTGGCTTTCCGGCACACTCACTTTGGTACACATGGATGTCAGAAGGCGATCCGGTATATACAGGTCTTCCGCATATATCTGTAAATCCCCACTACAGCACGTATTTGTCCCGGTCATGGTTGCCAGCATTATGGGGGCAGTGTTATATGCAGCCCCTTGTGTTCTCATTAAACTGATCATCTCCGAAAAAGGATCCACTATTTACCGCTCCCTTCCTGCTCTGTTTCAATGTCTTTCTCATCCATTAGCTGCTCAAAAGACAACTCCAGGTCCATGGTGTATGTTTCGCCTGCCCATGTATGTTTGTCCGACTTGATCCAGTATTTCCCTGATAAACCGGTGGCTGCATCCTTCACGGCTACAGAGTACCCGCTTAAACAGTTTTTATCACCTATTGCAGTTATGGATATATTCTGTGTCGGACTTGCTTTTAACATGTTTTTGGCCGCTGTAGTTGGGTC